CTATTTACCTGCTTGTGAGGCGGATTCTGACGCCGTTTCGGCATCTGCTTGCACATTGCTATCCAAATTAGCCGCTAGCGATGACGCTAAAGTGGCCGCTGAACTAGCCGTGGCCGTGTCGCCAACTGCTGCCGCACTAGCCGCTTGACTGTAAGCAGCCACTACTGCTTGTGAGGCTTGGGCTTCGGCCTGCCTAGCCGCAGCTGAGTTAGCTGCCGCAATCTTAGCTTGCGCTTCTGCCAAAGCTTCCACGACCGTTTGTTCCGTATAAGCTAACGTGCTCGACTTGGTCTTGATCGTATTGCCGGTATCTTCCAAAATAGAATTATCCGTAATTGCCCCGACAAAAGCTAGTATTGCCCCCACGGCGGTAATCACTAACACAACTGCATTAGCGTCAATCTTAACACCAAAGAAAACCGTTGCGACTGCTAAACCGATAATCAACACGGACCCGATAATCTGAGCCCAATAAGCAGGCTTCTTGCAGTTAGCTTTGAGTGTTGCCTGAATTACATTTAAAAAATTTGTCATTGTTTTCCCTCCTAAAGGAACTTTTCCGCGATATAAATAACTAACGTGACGAGCACGCCACTAACCAAGACACCTATCAACCAATTTTGAATAGTTGTAACGCGGTCGATTTGATGGCTAGCTTCAATGGACTTGGCCAGTGCCTTGTCAGCTTTGTCGCTAATATCGTCAACCCGATTCAATTTTTCTTCAATGTTCTCAACTTTCGTTTTGGTGGCAGCCACATCCTTTTGAATACCCATTAATAACTTAGTTGTATCGTCGTATTGTGCCATCAGTAGACCACCCGCTTCCCGTAATCATGCCCGTTAGTGACACCTAGTTTAATAAAGCCGTACAGGCCGTTTGAACGGGTATAACGCGCCCAGACATAATCGTGTTCAATAATAACCGCATTGTAAGTTACACTCTCACCCTTGTAATAGGTAGCCACTTGACTAACTTTGTCGCTATCCGTGTATCGTACGGCCAGAGTCCGATTAGGATAGAACACCCCTCGCTGATTGTATTTAACGACCTTAAAGGTGGCCTTCTTAGCTGCCTGAGCCTTCTTAACGTTGGTTTGAGCTTGTTTCTTGCTAGCAGTTGTATAGCCTGATTTAGTAATGCCCGTTAAATCGACATTGCCATCTAATCCGCCGGACTTATAAGTACTGGTAAACTGAAAGATAGCCACGCCGTCCATACTTGGGAACCAGTTATAATCCGGCTTAGTCCTAACCAAGTAGTCCGGATATTCAGCTAACCATAGACAGCTACCATAGGTTTTAACAATGGCACTCACATTAACATGAGCATTGAGGTAAGCTTTACCGGAATACAGCATCGGCGTATAGCCAGCGTCTTTAATAAGCTTCATCTGGGCTAGAATGACATTAGTGTTGGCTGTCACGCTATTAGAAGCACCGTCCTCATAGTCCAACGCCACAATGCTGCCCTTGGGCGTCTTAACACGTGGCAAGTAATAGGTCATCATAGCCTTAGCATTGGTCATATTGCCACCGACACCATCCCATAAATAGGTGTGCACTCGTTTACCAGCCTGTTTAGCTGATTTAACTTGGCTGTTATACGTGGCCTGAGGAATATTAGTGCCGCCATAAAAGCCACCAGCCTGTGAGATTACAAACTTATCGGTGCTATATCCGAACACACCACTATTACCGTTAAATTTAGACCAATCAATACCTTGTTCCCGGTTAGTTGCGGCTTGACTGTTTACATTGACCATCAAAAAGGCCATAAAAATAGCCCCCACCATTAAGATGAGCGCCTTTAGTTTATTTTTATTCACTTGTCTTCCTCCTAGTCTATTTCAACAAAATATCAGCACAAACTTGTAACGTAGTCGTAGTTGTAATAGCTGTTGCAGTCCCAGCAATATTATGTTTTAGCACTGATACCACGCCATTAAGATTTGTGCTAAGGGTATAAAGATTCCACCCTGAAGACTGCTGAACGGTAGCAACTGTTTCTGCAATAGTTCCGACAGAAGACGGTAAGTTAAATAAGGTTACATTAGAACCGGCGGCTATATCTGTGCTAGGAGAAACGTTACCACTGACGTGTAATACATTGCCGGTTAGCACGTAATTCAAAGCACCCGTGCTACTAGTCGTACCAGATTTATAGAATGCTGACGTCACATCTAAGGTACCAGACGTTTGAGTAACAAGCTTCTTCCATGGGTGAGTAATAAATGCACCATTACCATCTGTTTCGATAGATGTTGTGTAAATATCACTAGACTGGTATGGATGAAGTTCAAGTTGATTATAAACCCACGTAGGGCCACCAGCAGAGCCTGTTGGTTGGTTTGCTGGTGAAGCGGTTTTAATATCAAGCGTGAACACCGTTGTCACAGGACAGTTCAACAATGAACTAGCGGCCGTATTAGAGTTGACACACAAATGCTCTGTGTTCCCCGTGTTATTGGCGTGAGCAAATAAGTCAGTACCATTCGGAATAGAAGTATACTTTATCTTGCTATCAATAGCTGTGTTCACTTGGTTATTGGTCATAACACCTTGTGGCCCAGTGTCACCCTTATCACCTTTGTCACCCTTAGCAATCGTGCTTGCGGCTTTATTCATTGCTTCCACAAAATCATCAAAGGTAATCGTGGTAATCGTGCTACCATTGGTGCTTTGAATGTTATTGGTAATAGTAAAACCAGTTGACCCATCACTAGGGTAGATTGACGTCCCGGTACTATCAACCACCCATACTTCAATGGCATAGCTACCAGCGGTTAAACTAGTCATCAAGTCAGCATTAAAGGTAATGGTAACTTGACCAGTTGTTGGGTCAGTTAAACTAGTTGGGTCAACTGTGGACGATTTAAGATAGCCACTAGCATTGCCCAGTTTAACGGTAATTGAAGTAGCATTAGTTAAGTCAGTGGCCACATTATCATTGCCACAAATTAACGTAAAGCTAGTGGTGGTATCGCCAATTTTAACAGTCTGTGGTGAAGTATCGGTAAAACTAAGCGTTTTCGCCATCTTTAGGTGCCTCCTTCTCGGCCAACTTGGCATTGAGCTGGTCAATTTGAACTTGCGCCATCGCTAATTGCTGATCCTTAACGGCAATTGCTTGGGCATAGTTACTCGTCATCTTATTAATTAAAGCCTGTGCATCGATATTCATATTTTAAGCCTCCTTAGTAGTGGTTGTAGTAACTGGCTTTAAAGCAGTCAGGCTATCAATCAGCGTGTTTAACACCTTTAATTTAACCCTATCAGCGCCCCCAGCACCTCCAGCAATGGCATTGTTAAACTCGTCCATGGTGATGCTGACCTGTGAACTAATACCTAAAGTGTTAATTTGAATGCTGATTGTCATAATGTTGTTCGTGTAATCCGGTTTATAATTCGTAATCAAAATGCTATCCATTTAATTTGGCCTCCAATTTATTTAATCTAGCTTCTAACTCCATGTTGTGACCGTTTAGTTGGTCAATTTCCTTTTGTTGTTGCTGAACCGTGGCTAGGGTGGCATTTAAAAGCACACTGTCATCCACCCCACTTAGCTTGCCGTTTTCATCACGGCTGATAAAGACGTCTGGCAATTGCCACTGCTTTGTTACATTAACGTCGTCAACAATGCTAGACAGCCGCAAATGACTGGTATTATCGTCGGTTTTGTACTGATAAGTGGCTAAATCAATTGAGTTAACTAGCTGCGCCCAATAAGCTGTATCAGCCTTTTGAACGTTCTTCTTAACACTTAATAGGGACGATTTAACTAAGCTAGTATAGTGAACAGCACCGGCATAGATGTCGGCGGCACCACCTTTACCCATTGCAAAGTGAATAGCTTGGTTATCAGCACTGGTAAACGTATGACCGGTGTTAATTTGGAAGTTACCAATATCTAGCTCACGATGCAAGAAAATATTGTTAGCACCGGCAGTGTCGATACCGAAGTCAACAATATCATTGCTATTAATATCTCTAATTCGCCAATAAGAAGAATTTGCTTGTGCATATATGTTGCCATAAGCATCCATAGTAATCCCGTTACTGCCAATATTATCGGCATTACCAGCAAAGTTTATTTTTTGCGTTGGCCCGTATAGATAGATTCCTGAGGCTGGTGTTACGTTAACATAGCCCGTGATTATCTCCGGATTGGAAAAAGTTGTATCTTTAGCTGACGTATAACCTGATTGTGACTCAAAGCCTTGACCGTTAATTACTGAATCATAAGCTAAGTATTGCCCACTGCCAATCATTGAGCGATATTTATAGCTAATCGCCCCAGATTCAACGCTTGATTGCAGTCCAACCGCACTGTCAAAGTACGTTGACTTATACGCCCCGTCTGGCGTAATAGTCATTGGATAATATTTAGCGGTGTTATTGGCATTGCTAATAATGTCGCCACCATGGAACGTTTTACCGTTTAATGTATCAGCAATATTCGCGTTAGGAATTATAACCGGATTCTTAGTATCAAAAAAAATCGTGTCAGCAGTTAGCGTTAACTGGCCACTAGATGAAATTAAGGTGTTACCAGCTTGAAGGTTAATTTCATCAATTAAGCCTCCTTTTGTAACTCTCAATAGAATATCGTCTGACATCTGAGCAATCATAGTGTCTTCTGCTCCATATACATAAGGTGTCGCAGTGTCACCGGGCTCTAATTTTAATTCAGTAAAGCCTAGCATCGAAATTGCCCCATTAGTCGAACCATTATTATCAATACGCAAATAAGCTTCATCAATCGCCCCGGTTGTAAAGGTAACCGTCCGATAATCTAATGCTGACTTAGATAGTACTGCTCCTTTAATTATTTCTTGGGCAACTGTGAAATCTGAAGTACTACCATTGGGCCGCCCCAAAACATAAACGTCCATACTGCTTACATTAGAACCAGCAAAGCCTTTTAGTTGGAACGTGTAAGTTGCGTTAGCATTAATTTTAAAGCGTGGGCTTTTAGCAAAGACTTCGGTAGAACCAGCTGTATTTAATTCATACAGGGGATCGGCACCGCTGTGATAGAAAGCATGCGTCATAGCACTTAGCGTTCCACCTGTTCCAGACTCAGTCCATTGTAAATTTTCAGCATTTGGCATAGCTGAATATGGTATCAAATTGACGTTATTAGCATCTTTCTTAGATACCTTGCTAGCAATCATGTCAGCGGTTTGTGTCTGATAAGCTTGAAAATCACTAGATTCAACCTTGCTAGCTATTTCCTTAGCAGTTGTAGCTTGGTAGGCTGAAAAATCCTTGGTGGCTACCTTTTGGGCTATTAGGTCTGCGGTAGTTGTTTGGTATGCTGAGAAAGCACCATTATCAACTTTCTGCGCTATTTGACTAGCTGTCTGAGTTTTATAAGTTGAAAAAGCGCTGTTACTTACTCTATCTGCTATTTCACTAGCTGTTTGTAGCTTGTCAGAGGCGTACGCTGAGTTAGACACTTTACTATCAATCAAGTCAGCCGTTTGTGTCTTGTACGTGTTAAAGTCGTTAGACGACACCTTACTATCAATCGACTTAGCGGTTGTAGCTTGGTAGGCTGAAAAATCACTAGTAGCCACCTTTTGGGCTATCAAGTCAGCGGTAGTTGTTTGATAAGCTGAGAAAGCACCATTATCAACTTTCTGCGCTATCTGACTAGCTGTTTGAACCTTGTAACTAGCGTAATCTGAGTTAGCAACCTTTGTAGCTAGTCCATTTTCTAGGTCAGCAATCGTTAGTTTGGAACCATCTTTAAGGTCTGTTACTGCTTGACTAGTTACTTTGCCATTGTCTATTGCTGTAGTCGCCTGATTAAATGCGCTATCAGCCTTACTCTGAGCTTTTGCAGTAGCCTGAGAGTTGCTGTTTATCTCAGCACTAGCTTGGCTACCAACTGCTTGAGCTTGGCTAAACGCATTATCAGCTGTGCTCTTAGCTTTGGCAGTAGCAGTAGATTGGACCGCTATTTCTGAATTGGCGTAATTGTAATTGCTATCTGCGGCTGATTTAGCGGCATTTGCCATTGACTGTGCAATTAAAGCGGCACTATCAGCATTTGAAGCCTGACTAGCTGCATTATCAGCCGTATTTTGAGCATTGATAATTTTAATGCCATCATCGGTTAGAATGACCTGAGTTGCATTAGATTCAGCCATCTAATTCACCTCCCTTCTAATCGGCCGTGCTATCATTTTCATTGATTGTCCCTTTATCAATCACACTAGATGCCGATCGTTTCGTAATGGGTATTGCGTACACCTTCTCCTTTTCAGCTGAATAGGGGTCAATTTCTAGTACCCGCGTGTTAAAGGTCACTAACAGGTAAGCCTGTGTGCCTTGATAGAAGACATTGCAAGTTTCCACTTCACGGCTTTCATCGGTTAGGTTGGGCATTACCATATCATTGTCAAAGTAAGCTTCAAACTCGGCCCCCTTATGGACGACATTTAACGCCCACACTTTATGCGGGTCGTTAGTAGTCTCAGCTTCACCACCACCGGCCGCAAAGTAAAAGTAAGGGAAGTCTAGGCACTCAGATTGGTAAGTGTTCTGGTTAAAGTCAATCCCATAATCAGTGATATTAAAGTTGTATAGCACGTTATAATTGCCGGCTAACAGGTCGCTAGCGTTAAGAATATCGGTACTGCCATCGGAATAGCCAATTGAGACCATATCATGTTGACGATCATAGTTAATTCGGCCGTAACCTTTAAGCGCCATTATTTGTTGCACTCGACTATCGGTAGGCTGTAACGTTACCCCGGCTACATAAGGAAACCGCACGAGAATATAACTACCATCGTTCTTTAAGCTGACAATCGACCAAATATAGACCGTGTTATTAACTTCCTGTACCCCAAACGTCCCACCATGTTGGCCGTGAATTTGTAACATCACTGACTGCACGGCAAACTTGCTATCCTGTAAGGCAAACATGGTATCACTAGACCCGCTGTCATCACGAGCACGACTAGTTAGGTACTGCCCATTGCTTAAACGTGCCATATATTGAGTCGCTGAGTGGGCACCATTATCATCTGGGCCATATACCCCTAAATAGCTAATCCCAGTGGTATCTAGCTTAATTTCAGGGTCATCTTGGATATAGTCGGATTCAATCGTGCCGTGTAAGGTACCCACAGCGTTACTAGCCGCATTAATTAAGTAGCCCGTTTGCTGATAGCTGGTGTCAACCGTGCCATCGGTATTATAACGGCGCCAGATAAAGCCCTTGCTGTCAATATACGATGAAATATTGGTGCTACCTTCCCAAGCTTGTAAGATTAAGCGCTTAGTTTGGGTGGTATCAGTGAAATTGTTCCCGTCAGGCGTTAAAGCAACCGGTTTAATCGAACTAGCGTCCTTTTTAGCTTCATCAACCGCCTTACTGAGTGCATTCTGGTACTGTTCCATCCAAGCTGGGGTAGCTACTTTAACGGTTGTATACTCACCAAAGCCGACTGTATTGCCATACGGGTTAGCAAAACTGATTGTCCGTTGAATCACCCGACCACTAGCGTCTAATACCGGCTCAATTAGTTTATCTTTAAACCTGATCGTGGCGCCTAATGGTGGATTAAAGTTGGGTGTTACATTCACCTCATAATATGTCCGCGGGTGATTGTATAGCTTAAGCATGTCCTGAGCCCAGGCCTTCAAACCAGCCGAGTTACTAATCTGATTAGCGGTTACCACCGCTTCATAGTAAAGGCCAGCTTGCCAATCGGGGTTATATTTCTGGTTGGCCTCATCATCAACAATGTAAGGCTTACCATCATTGACCACGGCAATCGTGCTACCGTTGGCTCCATAGGGAATCAGCTTGGTAACTGGTGTTGAAACGGTTGTCCGTTTAATACTAGTCATATTCTTACCGAATACCGCTTCGTTATAAACCACATCATTGTTCAGCTGGTCAGTAATGACACATACCTTTTTCGTGATGTTCCCTTGACTATCAATTTCAACATAAGGGTCAATTTCAACATCATACGTTTGAATGAGTGTCTGTAATAACGTGCTAGCTTTAGTCTTACCATCAATGGTAATAGATGGTGTCATCACATTAGTGGTCTGATAGTCTAGCGTCCAACCAGTCGCATTAAAACACTCGTTAAAGGCTGTCTGAATCGAGCTGGCACTAGCGGTAGTGGCTACCGGATAATGATGAGCTAAACTGTACAAGCATAGGTTGGTAAAGTTAGCCGTTGTAACATGTTTAACAGCAGCGGTATTGTTCTCTTCCACACTGTATATACGCATGACATACCAATGACCTGATAGCTCGTCATAATAGGCGAGATTGTTACCAGCCACCACCTTGTCTGAATCAGGTTGACCTTGAAGCACGTCTAAAGAGCCTTGATGGTCGAACTTTTTAGATTGGGCATTTAGGTTAACCGTGCCATCAAGCGTGTCATTAGTGCCCACATTAACGTCATCATCATATGACGTGCTAGTTGTGTCTGAATCAGCTAGTTGAATCTTGACGCTGTCGTTAGAAAACTTAGTGGCCCCATCAACGGTCAGAGTACCAATCCGCTTTAAATTCGAATCTAGGATTAAATACTGATTATTTAAAGCCATCTGTTAACCTCCTTATTTTAGTTATGTAAAAAGGCCACCCAATTGAGGGAAGCCTTTAAGTGTTTCTAGAGTAGTCTAGGTAAATATTTAAGGGTCATTTGTGCGTCATCTAGGTCACCAATCATAGTCAGGCTATTAACCCCCGGACTAAGCTTAGGATAGTCCGTTGACCAGATTGGACTGGCTAGCTTACCGCCAACGGTGGTGCTATCAGTCTCACAATTTAAGACGATCTCTTGACCAGCATTAGCAATGTACTTAGGCGCGTCCTGTGATACGTCATTAACTTGATAAATGTCTAGGTGGGTGATTGACAGATAAGGGTTTTCATAGCCCACATTTTCGTCATCTTCAGCAATTGAGTGCTTGAAGAACCCCCCGCCGATGCCACCTAAAGCCGACTGATAATTAGAGTTCCTATCAACAAACGTGCCATGCACAATTAAAAATCGTTTAGGGTCTTTACATGGTTGACCGTTGTGACTACCACTGGTGTAGTATTGGGTGATTGACCAGCTAAACACCTTGCCATTTTTGATTAAGTCGAGTTCTAGCCAACTAGTGCTTAGCGCCGACTTTTCTTCTTTGTTAACAACGGTGATATACTTGTCAACTTTTTCATTAATCGTCTTAGTCGTTACTTTACCAGTCTTCTTGTTCTTCGACTTCTTGACTACCGTCTTAGTCGTAGTACCAGTCTTAATTTTAATCTTCTGGTCACGGCCGTTGCTAGAGCTACCTGATGGGCCTTTACCATTGTAGAAAGTCTCATGTTTACCATCACCGCCGGCAAAAGTACCACCCGGCTTAGTGATTTGTAAGTAACACGTTGGGGTGCCACCTGAGCTAGAATCAGCTAGACCAAACCGGCCAATTGTAGCTCCGTTAGGGTCTAAAAGCAGCACTTCTACCCGCCCCATCGCACGCCCATTATGGGTACCTGAGTGCTTAATGTGGTGGATTCTAGTCTTAACTCGATAGTTAGTCAGGCTGTTAGTCATGCCAGTAAAACGAACACCGGGGCCATACCAGTCTGGTTGATGACTACCATATTGTTTAACCCCATTAGCTAGCTTGACCATTAATACTTGGGTATCTCGGTTACTATCAGCTTCACCTTGATAAATGTACTTGCCAGCGGTCTTCATTTGAGCAATCGCATTGGCATCATTAGTCCATTCAGCCATCGTATTTAATACGTTACTGTTCACAACCTGCGTATAAGGCTGTACCGCCACTGCTTGGTCTTCATCGCTATCTGGTCCTAGTCCATATTCGCCACCGTTTAAGGTAAAGCCAATGTGTTTTAAATCACGCTTAGGAATGACCTGAATAACTGGCTCCGTTCTAGCGGTGCCATCAACAGTAATCGTGTTTAAGCCGTTCTTTAAGGGTGTTTCAACCTGTGGCAGGGTTGCCCGGGGATCCGACTGGACAAAAGTAATGGTTAGTGTAGCGTCCCAAGCCCCCTGGTTAATGAACTGTGGGTCGCTAATCGCAGTAATATGGCCCCAATAAGTCACTTTGGGCTCAAAGCCAAAGACTAAAGGATACTCCTTGCCATTATCACTTGGATCATCGCTTAGCAATAAGCCGCTCAAATTATGCATAATCTGATTGTATTTATCCTGACTGCCACGTGCGATAATAGTTATCGGAATACTGATTGTCCGACTAGTGTAGTCCATGCCATTAAATTGATTACCATACATGGCCGGTATGTCAGTCGTTTGTTCGGCCATGGCTGGTGCACTTGGCAGCGTTACTGCCCCCATAATAGTTTGCAAATCATCGCGGCTATTTAAGCCAGCATATTCAAAATCATTTTTGTTCAAAACATACAATTATGCCACCATCCTTGTTTAATCTTAACTATGTAAAAAAGAGCCTTCTAAGGCTCTTCGAGACATTACTACTAATACCCCATCATTTGACTATATTGTGACGTCTTCTTGGTGTTTGACTTGACCGCATTAACCACGTCAGAGTTGGCAACAACTGCTTTAACATCTCCTTGGCCAGTGACCAAAGCATCTAGTAAAGCTATAACCCGCTGTTTGAATGCTTCGTCGTAATCAATCTGGTCGTTACCGGTATTCATCACATTAGTACCATCTTGAGCTCCGAACTTAGCCATTATCTGTTGCATAATTTGGTAAGCCCGTGAACGCTTAGATAAGTCCATCGGAACTATGGCTTCTGGCAAGTTGCCTTCAAACAATTTGTAAACGCCCGCTTTGTTTCCGAAACCACCATTCTCAAATCCTTTAATATAACGATAAACAGCTGACGCCTGACTTTCGCGAAGACCACCGGTGCCGTTCATAGCACCACCTGATTCCCACGTTGCAAAGAATTTATATGCGGCTTCTGTTGGATTGGTCATACGTAGAACAGATTTTAACAA